GATATGCAAGCGCCAACCTATGATTTGGGGCGTTGCAGACGCCATGCCCCCACGATGTCCGGTTATCCGGTCGTGTTCGTCAATGATTGGTGCGGTGATCATAAGTTGGATGAGGGAAAACTATGACCCACCAGCCGATGGGCGTCAGCGGGGTCGACACGGACATCGTGACCGGCCGGCCCGCGTACGAACAGCGCCTCTTTGAACTTGCCAAGGATGACCCGTTTTTGCGGGGACTTGATATGCAGGCCACCGCCTATAATCTCAAGTTGAACTTTGGCCCGGTATCCCTTCCAGGGCGACCTTGGTTTCATCCGTCATTGAGTTCAAAACTACCCCCGCCCCGCAGACGGGCGGGGGTGAAAGCGGGTTTTGAATAATGGCTAAGAAAAATGAATTGACCAGAAAGCAGCGAATATTTGTAGCTGAATATCTGGTTGATTTTAACGGAACCCAGGCTGTAATTAGGGCCGGATATAATCCGAATCCGAGAACAGCCGAAGTCCAGGCATTTAGGCTACTAAGGACTGACAAGATTAGGGCAGAAGTGCAAAGATTACAGGATGAAAGGCTTAAAGCACGCGGCATAACTGCTGATTATATTTTAAAATCGCTCCATGAGGTTGCTGAATATTGCAAGGTGCCGCGACCACGATACAACAGGAATGGTGATGTTATAGGCGAATCCCTTGATGCGTCCGGCGCCAACAAAGCCCTCGAACTATTAGGCAAACACCTATCGCTATTCACCGACAACCTGAACGTCCGCAAAATCAAATCCCTCGAGGACCTAACTGACGAAGAAGCCGTTGCGATAGCCAAAGAGATTAAAGAGGCGGATTGAAGATGCAAGCGGCTGAGGCCAGGCAAATCATACGGGAAAGGTTTCCGGCCTATATACAGAAACGCCAGAAGGTTCTCTCCCTTGCTGAGTGGGTAACTTCTGCCAATATTATCCTTGACGGTAGGCCCTTCACCTTTAAGCGACATGAATATTTAATCGTTCCCTATGGCGACACACATCCCGACCAGGTAGAAATGAAGGCTACCCAACTGGGGTTGACCTCTAAGGCGATGCTTCGGGTGATGTATGGGGCCAGATATGGCAATTATCGGGGTATCCTCTACCTGTTTCCTTCAAAGTCTGATGTGCTGGACTTCTCCAAGGGCCGCATAAGCCCTCTGATTGCCGACAATCCCGATACCATCGGTAAGTGGGTGACGAATACCGATGCGGCCGGCATCAAGCGGGTCTGGAACGCGTTTCTGTATCTCCGTGGTATGCGGTCCAGGGTGGGGTTGAAATCAGTGCCGGTCGACCTGATAATTTATGACGAACTTGACGAAGCGCCCCAGAAAATGATTGATATGGCCCAAGAGCGCATGGCCCATTCTGAGTTCAAGGAATCCCTCAAGCTCTCTAACCCCACGATCCCCGACTATGGGATTGACCGCGCCTTTCAACTTACGGACCAGCGTTACTGGCTGCTTAAATGCCCCGCCTGCGGCCATTATACCTGCCTGGAAGACACTTTTCCGGGCTGCCTAATGGAAGTCCAGGGTGGGGTTATCCGCGCCTGTGAGCGATGCCGAGGTGAGCTGGACCCGGCTATCGGCGAATGGGTTGCCAAACACCCGAGGATTACCGACCAAAGGGGGTATCATTACTCACAGTTATTCAGCCAGTTCGTTTCTCCGGCAGAAATTCTAAAGCAGTTTCGCACTACAAACAACCTTCAGGACTTTTATAACCTAAAGATCGGCGATGCCTACATCGAAGCCGAGAACCGGTTGAGCATTGAGGAGGTTATGCACCTGTGTGGCAACGCTGGGATAGAGTCGAGTAGCCCGGGGCCGTGTTCAATGGGGGTTGACCAAGGAAAAGACCTGCATGTAGTCATCGGTAAAAAGGGCTTGGATAAGCCAGACAGCATTATTCATATCGGGGTTTACCGGGACTGGGAAGACCTTGACCGGCTGATGGTGAACTTCAAGGTAGACCGATGTGTGGTGGATGCCCTGCCGGAGACCCGGAACGCCCGCTCTTTCGCAGAACGAAATCGGCGCAAGGTTTTTCTCAGTTATTATCAGATCGGGCAGAAAGGTGGATATGCCTGGAATGAAGAACAATTAACGGTAGCCTGCAACCGCACTGAGTCTTTAGATGAGAGTCACAATCAAGTAATGTATCGCAAGGTGTTTTTGCCGAAGGCGTGTGAGATCGTTAAAGAGTTTGCTGGGCACCTGCATAATGTAGCCAAGAAACTTGAAGAGGACGAAGAGACTGGCAGTAAGCGGTACGTTTACGTTAAATTAGGCCCAGATCACTTCCGCCACGCTTTTAACTATGAGTGTATGGCCAGGCAAGACCTGAGGGGAACAAAATATAAGCAGACGGCAGCAGCCGCCGTAACAGATTGGAACGTTTACGATTAATATTACTTGTGATTGCAGGATAATTGTGATAAAGGGCAATTATCCCTAAAAGGAGAAACGGCTAATGGGTGGATTATTTGGTGGTGGTGGTGGTAGGGTGTTTTCTCCCCCCTCCCCTCCCCCGTTGGTTATACCTCAGTACATCCCGGCCCCAAGTGATAATACGGCTGAGGTGAAAGCGGCTGAGGAACGGCACCGGAAGGCAGCGGTCCTAGCAAAAGGGCGGCAATCAACCATCCTAACAGGTGGTCGGGGGGTCGAAGAGACTGCAACAGTGGGGCGGAAGACATTGTTGGGCGAATAAGGGGTCAACCATGAAAAGACAATCGTGTTTGATAATATTAGTTCTATTTACGGCCCTTAGCGTCTTGGCTTTTAAGGGCATCGAACCCTTCCCCCGCGCCGGCGGCGGCCATGCGATGGTAGAGCAAAGGGAAGCACAGTATCAGCAAGAGCAAATGAACCGGCGGCAGCACGAGATGGATCTGCGGATGAGGCAGCAGGAATCGGACCGAGTTATGCACGACCTACAGGAAAGCGGCAGGCGCAATGAGCGGCTTCACAAGGGGTTTTCTTTTGACGACTGAGTTTTCCCATACGATGTCGCAGGGGGCCTGTTGTTATCGGATACAGGGCAGTTTGGGTTAAGGGCTGTCAAAGGAGCCGGCGTAATGAGCAAAGTTAGATGCAAAATGGATTTAAGAAAATACATACCGCCCATCAGGAGGAAATCCATTGAGATACCAAATTTTCCTAACGGCTTCGTTGAATGCGCCGAGTGCGGCGCTAAGTACGACTCCCTCGTGGTCTATGTGGTATCTCACACGGCCCCTGCCTACGAGTGGATAGGGGAGTGCGGCCATGCCCGGCTTAAGTGGAAGACTGCCCCGGCAGCAAGTGGCGCATCAAAGGCATTTGATAACGTGGATGACCTTATAACAGATTTAAGGAATTAAGTTAATGCCAACCTATAAAGAATATTATTTTGAATGTTGTAGACAAAAAAGGGGCGGAACTTATATCATAGATAAAGGATTTGATTTTACTTGTGCGCAATGTGGTTTTAGAATACAAGAAGTTCCCGATAAAGATGGTAAGATGATTCTTAGAACATTTCCAGCCACAGAAATAATAATTCCTGATATAGAAGATAGGCTTAATAAAGATGTGTAAATGACAAACAATGAAAAATTGAAAAAACAATAAAGATGGGTTCACCCAAAGGTTGGCCAACCTGAAGGTGACGCAAGCAATAAGAGAGGGCGGCAATCCGGTGCCGGGTCACTGGATTTATCGCCCTTTCTTATTGGCCCTGGAGCAGAGTAAATGGCAACCGAAGCAAAGACCATAAAAGATAAATTCAGTCAACTGGAAAGTGACAGGGGGACATATTCGGCCCACCTTGATGAATTAGTAGACAACCTGATGCCGTTCCGCCAGAATTATAATAGGCGTGAAACCGGTGCAAAGAAATTGGAAAAGATATTAGATAGTACTGGAGTGCATGGTCTTTTATTGTTTGCCGCTGGGATTATGGGCAAGATGACTAATGCGGGGTCTGATTGGTTTGACATTACAACCGAGATAGACGAATTATCAGCAATAAATGAAGTCAAGCTGTGGTTAGATAAATTAAAGAGAGCGTACATTAATATATTCAATAAGAGCAATTTTTATGCTCAACTTCACGAATGTTATATAGATATAGGTGGTTTCGGTATGGGTCCGTTTAGTTGTTTGGAGCACCCCAGGACTCTTTGCTATTTCAAAGCAATAAGTCCCATTGAGACTTATATTAGTGACAATCGGTATGGTGAGGTCGATACAGTTTATCGGCTGTTTACAATGACGGCCCGCCAGATGGTACAGCAGTGGGGTGAGGCGAAGCTGTCCGACTCCGTACAGGTTGCCGCTAAAGACAAGCCGTTTACCACCTTTGAGATTATTCACGGCATTTATCCCCGCAATGACCGGCAATCTGGCAAAGAAGATAAGGTAAACAAGCCGATTGCGTCCTGTTATATCGAAAGAAACTCCGTTACCTTGTTATCTGAATCCGGTTTTGAAGACATGCCCATTATGATACCGCGGTTCTTTATAGCTTCTGGTGAGGTTTATGGACGTGGCCCAGGCATGTTGGCGCTCCCTGATGTTAAGATGCTGAATCGGATGGAGAGCGACATCCTAAAGGCAGGGCAAAAGAAACTGTCGCCGCCCCTGTTAGTGCCTGACGATGGTTTTATGGGGCCGTTAAAGCTGATTCCTAATGGTTTGAACTTTTTCCGGTCTGACAGGCGCAGCACGATGCAGGACAATATCGGGGCGTTCCCGGTCCCTGATGACCTTGGGTACGCTGAGGAAAAGTTAAAGCAGAAAAGGGATCAGATACGCAGCATATTCTATAACGATATGCTCCAGACGTTCCACGATGCCCAAATGACGGCCACTGAGGTTTTGAAGTTAGCAGAGGAACGGTTGCAGTTGTTGGGGCCTTTTCAGGGCAGAATGAACTCAGAACTATATAACCCGACTTTTGATCGGATATTCGGGATCATGTTGCGTAATGGAGCGATGCCGGCTCCGCCAGAGATTATGATGGGCCAGTCGTTAAAGATAAATTATATCAATCCGCTATCAAAGGTGCAGAGGACAACAGAGGCGGATGGTATCGCCCGGACGTTTGCCTTTTTAGCGCCGTTGCACCAGGCCGGGCTCCCGGTAATGGATAATCTAGATATAGATGGGGCTATCAGGGATTTTGCTGAGATTAGTGGGTTTCCGAGTAAACGGATTAACTCAACTGACATTATAGAACAGACCCGGAAAGCCAGAGCAGAACAGCAAGCGGTGGAGGCGAAGGCGGCACAGGCGGCGCAGATAGCAGAGATAGCGACTAAGGCGGTCCCGGCACTGTCCAAGGGTGCAGAGCCAAATAGCCTGATGAGTGCGCTTATGGGCGCAGGTGGGAAGGAATCGGGGGGACTAGCGCAATGATTTTCTTCCAATACGATACGATAGCTACCCAAGCTATTGATTTAAAAGAAATACTAAATGCCAAAGCCAAAGAAGGTTGGGGCATTGATAGTTGGAAATTAGTGGGCAGTCAATTAGGTGTATTTGTGATATTAAGAAAGGAAATTACAAGGGCTGAAATGATCGGAATATTAAGAAACGACATGAGAAAATTAGATAGCAAGGACCCCAGGTATGGTAGATTAAAAGTTTTTTACGATAAATTGATAGATGAAGAATATCCAATTATTAAAATAACACCGGACAAATAAGATGTATATATATGAAACTCAAATAATTAAAGCATTAGACTTAAAAGCAGTTTTAAATGATTGGGCTAAAAATGGGTGGAGGGCTATCTCTTGTTTGTTTATGCCGAATCCTTCGTCAGTTTTGGTATTATTAGAGACAGAGGTTTTAGTATTCGATAACATCCCGGTGCCAAAGCCGAAAGTAC